GCGGCATATTCGCCCTTAAGGCAGAGCTTGTGTCCGAATGTCAGACCTGACCCCGACTACGGTTTCGTTTAGCAAAGCTTGCGTCGGCGCGAGGCAAGTGCGGCAAATCCGAGCGTCAGCAGAGCGAGACTTCCTGGCTCGGGTACTTCAGTAACAGCGTCTGTCCAGGCAATATCGTCGAAGGTGAAATGATCACTGACGACACTGACGCGGAACTCGTCGATATTTGAGAAGAGCGCGCCGAAACTATATGCTCCAGCATTGCCAGCAATATCGACAGAGCCGAGCAAATTTCCGTTTGAATATGCGGAAAAACGCGCCGGACCATTTCCACCGCTGGAGATCATGCCGACACTGTTCAAATTGAACATTGCAGAGCTAGCCAATGAGAAGACAGCAGCGCCTTGGTCCATGTGAGCCATATTTTGGCCAGGCCAGTTCCAGACGTCGGATGAAACCATGTTCATTCCACCTTCGTTGTAGTTGCTGAAATCGGTCAACCCATTGAACGTGACGACTCCGGCACAAGCATAGTTTGTAGCCAAAGCGAATGTCAACGCAACAGCAGTTCGTTTCAGGACAGATGCAAGCTTCATACGTTTCCCCTTGTTGAAAAGTTTATTGTGATCATTGAATACCTTGCTACGGGACGTAAATACGCAACATCTATGCCACCAGAAAATGTCCATTAAGAACAGCTAGTTAGTCAAATGCTTACCGAATCTTTTGGTAGAAATGTAAAGAAACCCGACACCTGACGTTTACCCGCAACAATGTAAAAAATGAACAAGCTAACAGTGGAAATAATTAGGTGGCATATGGTACGCTGCAATAGTCGTTTTTTAGAGAGTGTTAAATCATGGGGTTCGTTGATCGCTATATCCACGCATTGAGCGCATCGAGCCTGCAGGACGATGCCCGCACAGTCAGGCCGAGCCGCTTCTCGCGTCGGCACTAGCATCAGCCGTTCCCGGCGACCTCGGCGCGCTGCTGCACCGTGCGAAGTACGCTGGAACTACCGCCCAAGATATGACGAAGGCCGTGGCCGTGCGCGACTATATCGAGAAAGAACTGGTCGAGGCGATCCGCAACAAGGACGCTGGGCGCGAGGCCGATTGTCGCCAGGCCCTGGTTAGCGATGCGACGGTGATCGAGAGTGGTGCTGCCCACCTCTCGCGACTACTGCGCTTGTGGACTGCCGAGGTGATGAAGCGCGGCCGCGCGCGCCGGTGGGTGCCAGAGAACACGGCATGGGATGCACACGCGGCCATCAAGCTCTACCACCAGGTGGCCCAGCACTCGCTGGCGCACTGGCTGAGTGGCGCTGCCGCCAACGACCTGGTGCTGGCGGCTGGGTTTGTACGCGAGCACGTGCTGAACATGGTGAGCGAGCTGCATGGCATCGCCGGCAGCCACGCCGCCCGCGCCACCGCCAAGTTGCGATCTCCCCACGCCTGACCAACTATTTACGCAACACTGTATATGCGAACAGTAATTCGTGTAAACTGTAGTTCTTCATTCTTCCGGCTCGTAATGTGCGCACCCGCGCCACCGATCACTGAAACTCGCGATTGCACCTCATCCGCTGGTGCTTTCGCACGCCTGAAGAAAGGCCCGCTCAGTCAAACGTTCGGGCCTTTCGCATAGCGCCACCTGCTCAGATAGCCTTGGGAATGATTGCCTGACTCCCGATAACGAGTCACTGTATGAGTGCTCACTTGGGTATTTTTTTCGCAAGCCATTCGCGACCCTTCAACTACTGATCGTAAATCGCTAGGCTCAGATTGATGCCCGAAGTTACTTGGACAAGATGTTGTAAGTAAGTTATTGTTGAGGATTTCCGGGAGGCATCATTGACTGAACATGATATGCAACCTCAGCACACGGCATACGTTTTCGGATTAGACGCTATTCGTTTTTTCTGTGCCTTAATGGTTGCGCTGTTTCACTTCACATGGCGCGTCCCGAATGAAGCACATACCATGTCGTTTGGATGGGTAGGGGTGCAGGTTTTCTTCGTCATTTCAGGTGTGGTTATCGCTAACTCCGCCGCGACATCGACACCGTACCGTTTCGTACGGGGGCGATTCTTGCGGCTGTATCCCGCTGCATGGATAGCAGCGACCCTTTGCTTCTCGATTTTGCTGGTCGTGCCACAGTCGTATTATGCCTCACTGGGTATTGGTGTTATCCCACAGCTGGGAGCTCTAGCGCGATCTCTCCTACTGGTTGGTGATTACGCGATCGCCACTTCGTATTGGACACTGCCGATCGAAATTGCTTTCTATGCGGTTGTGTTCCTGGCGTTGCTCGCCGGACAGGCTCAGCTACGCGTGATTGCTCGTTTCCTAGCGGGTCTCAGTACTGTGTATATCGTCGCTTTGGCATATTTGCTCGCGTCGGACTTAAGCCTGGGCTGGTTGGATCTTGGGTATGGAACGAAGAATATGCTGTTGCTGCGTCATGGTGCATTCTTCTCTATCGGCATGTATCTATGGATGACCGCTAATCGGCGGCACCTCCAACCCATTGATTGGGTGCTATTGACACTGGCGTTAGTAGCGGCTGGGCTAGAAATAGCATGTCGCTCAGCGCAGATTATTAATATTTATGCAGTCGGCGATCAGTACAGCCTGGGTGCTGGGCAAGTAGCGTGGTATGCATTAGGAATATTCTCGGCGTTAGTGATACTGATCTACCTGTCGCTGGTGAACGCCGCGCGCTGGACGCCCTCGGCCACAACGGGCGCTTGGATGCGCGCCTTTGGGCTCGTCACGTATCCCTTCTATTTGACGCATGAGGTCATCGGCGGCGCCCTTCTGCATTACCTCGGTAATAGTGGGCTCGCTCGTCCAGTCAGCCTAGGGTTGGCAATTCTTGGCGCGCTGAGCGTTGCTCATCTGATTTCCGCGTACGGCGAGCCTCGACTCCGTGACGCCGTGGTTCAGGTTACAAGGCGAGTGAAGGCCGTTGTCGCCGCGCGCAAGACGGCTTAGTGACCTGTTTGAACTGGGCATGCGTTTGGAAAGATAACAAAGCCAGCGTCTGTCTAACAAAAAGGCCCACTACCCCTTGGGCCTTTTGCATTTGCGGCCTACTCAGCAGATTGCTTTGGGGCTCGCCGTTTGGCCCAAGTTAGGGCCTCCCGATCATTGTGGCCGCAGCTACCCAGCCGGGGGTGACTTGCCCGGCAAGCCGACGTTCGGCGAGTGCAGTGGAGCAATGGGTGTTTCATTTCGTCGCTGCGATCTTCGGTGGCTACGACGCCGAAACTGGCAAGAAGATGATCCGCGAGTACTACCTGCTGATCAGTAAGAAGAACACGAAATCGACGATCGCCGCCGGCAGTATGCTGACTGCAGTGATCCTGTATTGGCGCGACGAAGAAGAGCACCTCATTCTGGTGCCGACTAAGGAAGTGGCCGACAACAGCTTCAAGCCGGCCGCCGCGATGGTGCGCGCCGACGAAGGGCTGCTGGCCCTGTTTCACGTTCAGGACCATGTTTGGACAATTACGCATCGCGTATCTCGCGCCTCTTTGAAGGTCGTCGCGGCTGACACCGACACTGTGTCCGGCAAAAAGTCCGGAAAGGTGCTGGTTGACGAGCATTGGCTGTTCGGCAAGCGTGGCAACGCCCAGGCGATGTTTATGGAAGCGCTGGGTGGCCAGGTTTCGCGCGATGAGGGGTGGGTCATCTACCTGACCACCCAGAGCCATGAGCCGCCGGCCGACGTCTACAAGGACAAGCTGAACTATTTCCGTGATGTACGGGATGGAAAGATCCACGATCAGAAATCGCTGGGCGTGCTCTATGAGTACCCGGCAGCCATGGTAAAGGCCAAGGCCTACCTCGACTCCTCGACCTACTACATCACCAACCCGAACATCGGTCGCTCTGTCAGCGCCGAATGGCTTGAAGACCAGCTGCGCAAAATGCAGCACCGGACGGACGGCAAGTTCCAGCAGTTCCTCGCCAAGCACCTGAACGTCGAAATCGGGTTGAATCTGCGTTCTGACCGCTGGGCAGGCGCGGATTTCTGGGAGCAGCAAGCAAAGGTGCCCGGTTTGACACTTGAGCAGCTGCTCGAGCGGTGCGAAGTGGTCACCGTTGCATCGACGGCGGCGGCCTGGACGACTTATTGGGCCTGGCTGTGGTCGGCCGCGCTGTCAATGCCGGGATGAAGATGAGTTCTGAAGCGTGGGCCCGAATGCGTCGGTTGGAGCGGGATGTATTCAAATACTACGATGATATGGGCACTGGAAAGGGAAACTGCACATGGGGCCCCGGCACCCTTGCCCACAGAGGCCCTTGTAGCAAAGAGGAACTGGCGAGGCCTGTCAGCGCAGCTGCCGACGAGGCTGAGTTCGCCCGCCGCGGCGTAGAAACGGAAGGCGGCGTTATACGCATGGTGTGCGTGCAGAAGCTGCCGCAAGACCAGTTCGATGCGCTGGTGAGTCTGACCTGTAACGTAGGGGTCCACGGAACACGCAACGTGTACTCGTTGGTAGACACTGGCCGTTTAGCTGAAGCTGCTCGTCAAATTCGCACGATGACATCAGTACGGGTGAACGGCAAAAGTGTGGTGGCGCGAGGCCTGATTGCGCGCCGAGCAGAAGAGAGTGCGCCGTTTGACGCAGCTGCCAAATCCGCCGCGGTGGCAAAAAAATAAACCAAGGAGCCGAACATGTCGTTTTTACCCATCGCTGGAAGATTGGCTGTCATGACTACCCTGTTTGCCTTCGTCGCCCATACAGAGCATGCCAAGAAGCCAGAAAAGGACGCTGACATTCTTGGGACATGGACGCTGACTAAAGTCCTGGATTCGGCTGACATCGCTTCGGTGACTGATCAGCAAGCTGCGGCACTGGTCGGCAAGGTCCTGGTTGTCCGGCGTGACAGCGTCATGTTCAATGGAGAGCCTTGCCGCGCACCAGAATTGACGCGTCGCCGCCATGACGCAGCCAAGTACGTCCGTGAAGGCTATCACGCTCGGGTCGGCAGTCTCGGTTTGCCTGACATCGTCACGGTAGTAGACCTGGACTGTACTGAAGCGTTTTTAAAAGAGAGGGAAAAGATCGTCGTGTTTTGGCAAGGTTACTTCTATGACGCAGTGAGGCGGCCGCAGGCAAAGCACTAACGCTCACGGCCTGCATGCCCGACAATGGGCGATCAACTGAAGGTCATCGCAGGCTGAAGATCCGCGCAAGATGGCGTATCGATCGAGGCGGGCAATCGCATCACGCCACCATATATAATTGCAAAGTAGCCAACTTTGCCAATTGTATGAATATTTCTAATCCTGTCTTCGCTGTCGCTTTAACGCTGTTGGCATTCTTGGCGATCAAAATCACGTTCGTATTTGAAGACAAAAGTCCTCCGCCGATGCGGTTTGCCACGATCAACGGTCTGCGTGGATATCTCGCACTCTTCGTGATGTTGCACCATGCGTGCATGTGGTTCGTATTGGTTCAGACAGGCAAATGGGATGTACCTCGGCCAAATCTATACGGACCTCTGGGCCAGGCCAGCGTTCTCATGTTTTTTATGATCACGAGTTTTTTATTCTATGACAAACTACTGAATGCGCGGGAGCGCAGGTTTGACTGGAAAGCATTTTTCATCGGCCG